ATCCGTCGCGCTACTACAGTGGCGCGCACCTAATTACATCTGTGCGCCACATACTCACGCGCACCGGTGTGGCGAGCCTATCGTATTTCATGCACTTAGAAGCCTGTCGTGATTCGTTTGGAAGCCCCTTGGTAGAGTTTCCAAAAGGTGAGGACTAATGACGCAATCGTTTCAACTCGGTTCCGATGGATTCATTTGGTTCATGGCCGTGGTCGTCGACCGTGCCGACCCCCTGAAGGTCGGGCGCTGCAAAGTGCGCATTTTCGGCTACCACAACTTTGACCTGAAGGTGCAATCGACTCAAGACCTTCCGTGGGCCTACCCACTGAACCCCATCACGGCTTCGCAAGGGCTTGCCGATTTCAAGGAAGGAGATTGGGTCGTCGGATTCTTTTTTGACGGAAAACTTGCACAGAAGCCCATCATCATTGGGGTACTTCCCGCTATCGCACAAACATAACCATGGCTATAGACGACGGATTCAAAGACACACGCTCTGCAACCGACCTCATGCTCGCGCCGGCGCAACCCGCGGCGCGCACGCTCAGCACAGGGAATTCACTGAAGCTGGGCCTGGGAGCAGATGCCATTCCAGGTGTCATCTCTAGCACGAAGCAGATCACGGGCGCGGTGCGCGAGTCCCTGAAGAAAACGCTCGGCTTCAAAACAGGACTCTCGGTGCTTTCGACGGGGCTGAGTACGGTGCTCAAGGATTTCGATAAGGTCCAGTCGGCCTTCAACAAGGGCAACGTGGTGCAAAAAGATGCCCTGTTTCGGACACCCACCAGCACATTTCCGAGTGCGGCGGATTTCTTCAATTTCTCGACGCTGGCGCCAGGACAATCGGTGCCCGCCTCCTTCAAGGCAGTTCTCATTCAGCGCAAGCAGCAGCTTCAGGGTCTCAAGGCACGCATCAGTGCGGCATTCCAAGGTGCAGGATCGGCCGGTGGTGTGCAGGTTGAAGAAAAAACAAAGCGCACGACCAATCCTCAAGAGGAACAGGTCGATGCTCCGTCTACACCCGCGCTCGCACAAGGTGGCACCGCGGGCCGAGCGGATGCCGTCAATAAAGACAAGCAATCCTTTCTCGTGCGCGGCGTCAATATCGCGACAGGGAAACCAGGATTCTTTCAACGGCTCTTGTCCGCTGCACATGTCGCGGCACTCCCAAGTATCAACACCGTCGTGAACCAACGCTTCAAGGATACCACGAACAAGGGATCGTGGAGTGAACCCGCGTCGGCCTACGGTGCTCAATATCCCTACAACAAGGTTCAACAAACGGAATCCGGCCATGTGATGGAATGGGACGATACGCCGAGTGCGGAACGGATTCACATCTTCCATCGCGCGGGGTCCTTCATTGAATGGCATCCCGATGGAACCGTCGTCTATAAGAACATGAAGCATGGCTATCTCTTGACCATGGGTGATCAGTTTATCAAAGTGTCGGGGAATTGCCACATCGCCGTGGATGGAGACGCTACCATCTTCGCGAAGAAGAATGTGCATGTGCAATCCGAACAAGACGTGAACATCCAAGCGAAGGGAAATTTCAACGTCTTTGCTGAGAATGTGAATCTCCACGCCAAAGGCACCGTGAAAGCGGATGCGATAAAAATCGATCTGCGGTATATCAAGCTCCCAAGTGGGATCATGCCGTACTTCTCAGGCCTGACGCCCACGGGACAATTCGGACCCAAGATCGACCTCGCGGCCATACACGCAGAATTTCCGACCTTCGATGAGGCCTCTGCGGCGAAGGCCCCCGATGGCCAAAGAGTCGCGGGCTTCTCGCCCGTGCGCGAGGCGTTTGATGTGCCCCCCGAAAGTCCTCTTGCCAATCCGTTTGTGTATGCGACAAAAACTCCTGAAGCCACGAATTATCGTATACGACTGTTTGACACCCCCGAAGAAGTGGCTAACTTCGAACACTATACGGCACATATCGCCTTGCAGCAGACCTTAGAGGACTTGCCCACGACGAGCGACCCCAAGGCACTCGGTGGAACGCTGTCAACGCTTACGAGCCCCATCGTGGCACCGAGCACGAAGCCGACCGTGGACTTGTTGAATTTCGATGATTACAAGGGAACATTCACGTATGCCAATACGGATGTGTTGGGTGGAACGTCCTTTACCATTGCGGAGCTTGTGGATACCAATATTCATGCCACTGTCATGGCCGAGGACATGTCTATACCGCTGCCCGCGCCCCGTCTGCGGAACTCGGAAACCGACCCGACTCCGACGCCCGATCCGAATGATCCCTTCCAGTCTCCGTGGCAACAATAATGGCACGCATTCCTGTTTTTCCCGTTCTGAGTGAATTACCGAACCCTGGGAATATCGATCCCGATTACATACGGGCGCGCGTCACGGCGACGTATGCCGAGAAATCGATCCCGCCCTATGAACCGAGTGCGGCCGACTTGGATTATTGGGTGCGCAAAGGGACCACCTATGACATCTATTCTGACAATGTGGAGCGCATTGGATGGAATGACTATTGGGAATTTCGCATTCTCGCTGACGGGACACCCTTTGAGGTAGGCGCGTCGGGCGATGCGGGCACACTAGGGACAGGGGTGGCGTTCAAGTACCCCTCAGGCGCGATTGTCGCGCAATTGGGACTCCTTGAGGACGACATCCTCTATCGTCTCTCGTTGTTGTGCGTCAACGTGCTGCAACCGCTGAAAGACAAGTATCCTGGTATCGTCATTATCGGAGGCTTTCGTCGGATGAACACGGGCGTGGGCCAACATGAATTGGGGGAAGCGGTTGATTTGCAAATTCGCAACCAAACACCCCAGCTTATCTACGAAGTCGCAGACTACATCCAAAAGAGTCTCAATTTCGATCAACTTATCTTGAATTGGACCAATGTGGGGGACCAGCAGCCGTGGATTCATGTCTCGTTTTCTCCAACATCACTCAGAGAACTGGTGCAGACGAAAGACTTTGCTGATGTTTTCCATACCGGTCTTTATTACGTTACGACCTTGACCGGTGAAGACGCGGCTCAAGCCCTGCGTGAGAATGCAGCGGCCTTGGCTCTGATTACCAGCGACCTGCGGATCGCACAAGCACGTCAGGCGAAGTTGGCACCCAAGACCGCCACAGAAGTCACGGAGAGTGGTGTCAACACAGGAGACAGCGGATCAGACAATGGAGGCGGATCTGCATTTGAGCCGCCCAATGAAAGTGCAACGATACAGGTCATCTTTGCGTCGAAAGCCTGGATATTTGACCAAGGTGACGAATTTGACCGAACCAATCCGATGGGACGCGGTGCGTTCACTGAGGAGTGCGTGCGCGTGTTGCACGGGAAAGACCCCAATTGGGGACATATTCGTAAGAACCCTGGTCAAAACCAATACAATGGACATGCGGTGGACTTCATTCAATACAAACGTGATGACTTGGCCGCGGCCGTCGGAGTGGATATTGCCAGCAGCGGACCAACATGGGGACCAACAGAGGGCTTCATCAACAAATGGTATTATTAACTCCGCGAAGCATCTCAAGATAGCGGCTAAATACCACCGAGTTCAACACTTATGGCAGAAATCGACATCACCTTACCGCGCAATCGGGAATATACAGACATTTCCATGACGTTTGCCAAAAATCCTGTGACCTTCGACATCATAACGTTGTCGGGTGTGGATGCGGTCAAGCGGTCGATCAAGAACATCCTGATGACACAAACGGGTGAAGTGCCATTCTTCCCCGCCTACGGTTCTCGTATTCGACATCTGCTCTTTGAGCCGATGGACCCGATCACTTCAGCCCTGTTGCAGAGTGAGATTTTGGCGTCCATTGCCGCCTTTGAGCCCCGCGTCAAGGTGTTGGGATTGTTACTCGATTTCGATGAAGATGGCAATCGTTACCAGGTACAGTTGACGATTCGGTTGCTCAATCAAATTCAGCCCATTACCCTATCGCTTTTCCTCTCAAGATTACGGTAAACCTATGCCCACTAACCCCCAATTGCGCGTTGCTGAACTTGATTACGACCAGATTCTCACCAATCTGATCACGTTCATGAAGGCCGACCCGACGTTTTCGGATTATGACTTCACGGGAAGTGGCTTGCGAATGCTCGCGCGTGTGCTTGCCTACGTAACCTATTACAATGGCGTGTATCTTTCGTCTGCGGTGAATGAAGCGTTCTTGGATACGGCGCAATTGCGTTCCTCTGTGGTCGCGCACGCCCGTATGTTGGGATACAACACCCACGGTGTGAATAGTGCGCGGATGACGGCAAACGTCGTGGTGCAACTGTCAGACACGACGCCGTTGGGGATTACCCTCCCGCAACATACCCAGTTCGTGCTCCAGGCCAACAATTCCTTCAATTTCTATAATGTGGAGGACGCGACACTCACCCAGAACGCCACCAGCCTGAACTATGAAGGCACCGATGTCGCGCTCGTGGAAGGCAACCCCGCAACCTACCGGTTTGTGGTGAATCTCACGGACCCGACACAACGGTTTGTCATCCCCAATGCGAATATCGACTTTGGTTCGCTTACGTTGGTGGTCTTTGATAGCGTGACCAGCAACGTGTCCGCTACGTGGCAGCCCGCCAATTCCTTCTTGTTGATCGAACCCACGGACAAGGTGTTTTGGGTGGAAGAAGCCTACAATAGCTTCCCTGAACTTCGTTTCGGGAATGGTGTGGTGGGCGCGGCGCTCGAAGATGGTAATCTGGTGTTCGCCGAGTATTTCATTTCACGCGGAAACACCGCAAACAGCATTCGTGGTCCGTTTCGCATTTTGACGGCTAATATCACGAATTTCCTCACAGGTGCGACGGATGCCGATGCGAATACGTCTCCGAGCCAAGGCGGCGCGGACCCACAAACGCTTGATGACATTCGTTTCCTCGCACCGTCTGTCTATCAGACACAAAATCGCTGTGTGACCGCGGCGGACTACAAAGCCATCATCCTGCGGGACTATGGTGAGCACATCGCGGCGATCAACGTATTCGGTGGCGAGCAGGGAGACCCAAATGACCCGAAAGAACGTCCAATTTTGGGTAAAGTATTCATCGCACTCAAGCCCAAGATTGGGTTGCGGTTCACGGATAGTGTCCGCGACGTGATCGAAGAAACGATTGTGAAGCCTCATGTGATTGTGGGGACGATTCCATCGGTCATTGACCCCGATTACGTGTATGTTGTTGTTGGGTCGCTGGTGAAATATGAACCCAAGAATGCGCCTCTCACCAAGCTCCAATTGCAACAGGCCATTAGCAACAACATCGTGCTTTATGCCGAACAGAATATTGAAAAGTTTGATACGCAATTTCGGTTTTCCCGACTGACGCGCGTCATTGATG